CCGCGCAGCACCACGGCGATAGGTGAACAGCCGCACGAACAGCACCAGGCAGAGGATCAGGGTTGCGTAGGTCAGAGAGTTAGCCATCTAAGCCACCATCGATGGGCGAGCGCCCTTTGCGCTTTAGGGCTGCTAGGGAGATCGTTACCACCATCAGCGATGCGCCGAATGCTGCAGGCGCTGGCATTGTGAATGGCTTGATGCCCCATGCTTCGATACCGGTGATCGCGGGCGCCAGTAGGTAGCCCATCACGAACGAGATCAGGAAGTACGCCAGCCTCTCGGGCATCTGCAGTTCTTTGGAGCTGATGAAGTAGATCACCGAGCCACACAGCGAGCCGACAGCAGCAGCGCTATCCACTCCAGCGAGCACGCCGGCAATGCCTGCCCCGAACGCGCCGGCAACTGCGATACCGGTAGAAGTCGGTTCAGCCATAGGGAATGTCCTGGGGGGTCTATCGAATAAGTCCGGCCTCACATGCGCGTGCGATCCGCCTATGAGCAAGGAGGCAGGCATGGGGCCGGAATAGGTTGCAAGCGGTCTGTGCTGATCTCAGACATGGGTCGACTGGTGCCGGTCTGTTTAATGCCGGAAACCCCGCGTGTTGGCGCGCTTTCCAACTCGACTTATGTACCGCTTAGCCCGTCAGCCCGGGCATTCGCTTGCAATTGGGTTGCACTGCATTGCACGTTAGGCCGCTTAAGCTGCCGTGGCTTTGCACCTTAGTGCGCGATGCGGTGCGAAAGGGTTGGGCGCATGGTGGCGAGCCATTCAAACGGCCTTTAGCGCCCGAAACTGGTATTTCATTGCCGACTGAAGCGCGGATTGGCTTTCTAATCGGCATAAAAAAACCGACTCAGTGGTCGGTTTCTTGAATTGGTGCAGGTGGCCGGTGCTGATCTCCGGCTTGTCGTGTCCGTCGGTCCATCCCGATATTCCGTAGCGGGCTGCCTGACTGGTTTGATAGCCACCGCTTAAAGGTGGCATCCATGCGCATCAGCCTGCGCATTCACCTGCTGCGGCTGTCATCCGGTAATGCCGGCTCACTTGGGTCTTACAGCCATCGGTCCCTAAGACGGTGCTCAGAAGCCTTCGTAGTCGTCACGCATCGCAGCATATCTCCAGACGAAGGAATCACAGCATGGGGAAATAGTGCCTCTAGCCGAACGGGAATGCAAGCGTTTTTCTCACGTATTAAGCCCGTATTTACGCAGCATCCTTCCACTGGTACAGCAAGCCAGAAACCGGAGCCAGCGCGGCCTTGTCCATGTCGTTGCAGGCCTGGAAGAAGGCGTCGATGTGTGACTCCCACTCACGGGTCCAGTTCTCACTGCAGAGGCGCACGCCGTACTCGTCGAAGAGCCAGGCGCGGAAGCACTCAGGCGTCGGCAGCGGGTCAGGCGTCGAACTCTGCCCTCCCTGATGCTGGCGGCGGTACCGGTACAGCACGCCCTTGGCGACGTATTGCGCCTTCTCGCGTTTGGCCTCGGTCATGCGCGGCAGCTTGGCGGCGGCCATGGCAAATACCAGCTCCTCGGCAATCTCCCGATGGTCGTCGTCGGCCAGTGGCGAGTACATCCAGTGGCCGAAGCACTGCAGGCTGGCCGGCAGCGTACCGATGACCGACTGGACCATGCCGCACAGCGCCTGATCGAGCGCCACGTCGGTGCGGCGGTCCTTCTCGGTCTTCTGGATGCTGGCCTGCAGCATTCCCACCTCCAGGGCGTAGGAGGTAGTCGATTCCCGGCGCTGGTAGTAGGCGTCATGCCAAGCAGCTCTTGCCGTTGTAAACCTCATTGAGCTGCCCTCCGCTGAGCCGTCTTCCAGATCTTTCCCAGTTGCACGCTGCTGACTAAGCACTGAGAGACACCAAAACGCTTGGCAATTTCGTGCTGCGTCAGATGTCCGCGCAAAGCACGAATCTGCTCAGCCTTAGCGAAGTCGAGCACCTTTCCAGACGAACCGTGTCGAGATCTGTCCTCGCAGTTTTCCGGATGCGTGCCCCAGCGGAGGTTCTGCAGCGTGTTGTTTGACTTGTCGCCGTCTGCATGAAGCGCTTCACACCCTTCCGGGCATGGCCCGATGAACGATTCGAGAACCATGCGGTGAACATGCAAAGTTTTGGTTGTCCCGCCCGCATTTGTCAGGGTGATGTGCTGATACCCATTGCTCTTCGCTGTCACCTTGAGCTGAGCAGCGGGCCATGTGCGCTTGATGCCGTTGCAGTTGATGAGTACTCGCTCTTTTCGCCGTACTAGTCCTTGATCAGATATCTCATGGGTCTCCTCAAATCCGGCAACGGGTCGCCAGAGTTGACGCGCGCTGTTCATCTTCATGCTGCTTCCCCCTTGAGCATGTCGGCTGAAACGATGATGCGGCCCACTTCGCCGTGCTCGGCGTGGTAGGTGATGACCTTGGCGTCGCGTCCACTCATCCACCCGCCACGGCTGGCGTGGCTGTCTGGCGCGGCCAGGGTGCGGTGCTGCTCGATCTGCATGGTGTTCGTCTCACGCAGGACGTTGTGATGCAGGTGGCCGGTGTGTGCGTAGCTGTGTTTGGTGCGGCCGAAGACCTCGCGGAACTTGGCGATGAATACAGTCTCGAGCGAGTCCATGCGCTTCTTGTGGCCATGGTGGAAGAACAGCGACGTGCGGCCGTGCTCGATGCAGTAATACGGATCTGGCCGGGTGATGACCTCGATGCGGGGCTCATCCGCATACAGGGCGGCGAACAGCTCGCGCAGCCAGGCGCTCGACGCCAGATCGTGGTTGCCCTCAGCCATCAGGAGAACGACGCGCTCGTGCTTCTGCAGCAGCATGGCTGTTACGCGGCGGATGACGCTGATCGCCACTCGGACCAGCTTTTGGAACCGAGTGTCGGCGTCGAGGACGTGGCCGGATGTCGGGGTGACCGCCTGGATGCCATCCCAGTGCAGCAGATCTCCAAGCTGTGCGAACACGCCGGTGTGGGCATCAGGCGATTGGGCGATTGCAGCACCGAACCAGCCGACCAGAGTGTCCTCGGCGATCTTCATGTCCCATGCTGCGCCCGTCTCCTCTGCCCAGGCATTCATGCCGAGGTGGTAGTCGGTGATGACGTAGCAGTTGAGGAGGTGCGCAAGGGTGTGCAGCGGTGCCGGCAGCGCTTTCTCTGCCTTCAGCTCTTCCTGCATTGCCGCAACCGTGGCGCGCATGGCGGCCAGCTGTTTAACCATGTCGGGCGAATATCTTGGCCAGGTCTTTTCGATCTCGCCGTTCTTCCCGCGCTGCACGGTCAGCTTGGACAGTAGGAACGTTTCTGGCGCGCCGATTGTCAGCCCATGCTCCGGACTCCAGCCTTCTCGCGCGAAGCGAGCCTTGTGCTCCCATACCCGGCGCTCATGCAGGTTGAGGATCTTTGCGGCGGCAGCCACAGTTCGTCCAGTCAGCGCAGCCTTGATTGTCTCGTCGTCATGCTTGCGTGCGGCCATCAGGCTGCTCTCCCCTGCTGCATCAGAATTAGGATTGTCTCGATCGCGCGCCCGCTCTTGATCATGGCGGGGTCGCAGCGGTAGACGCGCCACCCAAGGCGGGCAGCGGCGTCGTATTTCTTGAGGTCGGCAGCGAAGCCGGCGCCGCGGGTGTGTCTTCCCCCAGCCCAACCGCCGCCTTCCACCTCGATCAGCAATCCGTGCTCGAGCAGCGCGAAGTCAGCGCGCCAGTCCTGCAGCCCGGCCTTGGCCAGTCGATCACGCAGGCCCTTACCAGGCCCTCCACATGCTTCAGCAGCGAAGCGGTACTCTCGGATGGCTTCGATGCCTTCCGCGCGCAGGTGAAGGGCTAGCGCGTCCTCAGCCTGGCTCGCGGTGGATTTTCCCGATCCAGCACTTTTCGCCGGCTTGACCGCGGTTTGGGCTGAGGCTTTACGGATCGGGAAAGTCATCTACTCCCCCTCGCCTTCAGAGCCGCCACAACGGCAGGTCGCGCACTCTCCGGAACAGCTGCCAGCAGGACGTTGCCTTGTCTCTGCCTCTCCGGCCCCTTGAGGTCGCGCACCTTCCACCGGATCAGGCAGGCCGTTTTGTCCGCGTCGATCAGCGCCCTCTCCGCTGCTGGCAATGAGGCCAGATTGAATGAGCCATTCCGCACCGAACCCGTCATAGGCCGCACCATCGTTTCCGTTCTGTCCAATCACATCGATTCGGCTGATCTTCATGCCAGTTCCGCCTTCTCGGCATCGCTGCGGCAGTCGATGGTGTTCTGCTGGCCAAATTGCGCTTCTTGCACATTGCCCATGTGCGCGAGCAGCCGCTCCAGGTACCAGCGAGCCTTCTTCACGTCCTCGATGCCGTTCTTGGCCTCGTAGCGCCACAGGTACTTGATGATGTTCGCGGTACAGGCCGCTTCGATTCCGCGCTTATCCACGGTGGCCGCTTCGATGGCGTCGATGCACTCAACCGCGCCGCGGGTGTAGTGGGTTGGGTTGATTGCGTCAGTCATTGCGGCTTCCTCGTTGCTCTGTTGTTTGCGATCAGGGGTATCTGGCCGGGCGCCAGGTTCCACGCGAATGTCTCTTTGCATCCGGTGGCGCATTGGCGGGCGTTCAGGCTTGGCATATTGCTCATGGGCTCACCGCAGTCAGGGCAGGCGCGGCCGAGTGGGGAGTCGGTCATGCGGCACCTTTCACGGTAAGCAGCCCATCGCGGAGCCAGATCAGTTGTGTTTCAGCCAGGGCGCGCAGAAGGTCGCCCTCGGTGATTTCGCCCTTGCGGCGCCCGTCTAGGACGGAATGGCAGTGGTCGCAGGCGAAGCAGGCAATCTGGTCCGGCCCCTTCATGCCCATTCCCTTCTGGCCGCACGGCAGATGGGCGAGAACGACTGTGCCGTCATCGAATCCACAGCCAGGCAGGCGAAGGGTGCAGGACTGGCCGCGAGCCGAATCGCGCAGTTTTTTGCTGACTATTCGGCTCATGCCACCCTCCTCTCGCCATAGATGGCGTACATCAGGTCTTCCGGGTGCGGCAGCAGCAGGCCCAGGTGCTCGGCGCAGTACGCATCCAGCAGCTCGAGGTATTCCGTCATCTGGGCGATGGTGAAGCTGCGAGTCTTGGCCCGGCCTACGCGATAGCGGGTGCCGTCTGGCAGCTCTACCGGGTGAACCTCGGCCGGGCAGAGCTTGCTGACGAATATCTCGTGCCACTCTTCAGCGCTGGCGATCTGGCCGAACGATTCGCGCAGGTGCTGCTGGATCAGGCTGTTCCACTGCCAGAGCAGACGGTTTTGGGCATCGGAGCGCTTGCTGCGGATCTCAGTGATTGCCACCTTGCGGGGCTTGGAGAGGTCCAGGCCCTGCAGGAAGCCAATGAGGCGTTGGCGATCGATGTCGGAGCGGAGCATGAGGTCAGCCACGCTTACCTCCATTCCACGCAAGGAACGCGGAAAATGCGGCAGCAATCAGGCCGATATAGGCGACGATGAACCTGGCGTCTTTGCTCCAATTGCCGGGGTTGTAATCCCAGCAGTAGAACGCGACCGCCGAATAGAATATGGCCAGAGCTAAAGCGGCAGCAGCCGCACTACGGAGGATCTGGATCATTTCCGCGCCTCCCGAATCTCCTGGCACTCAACGCAGCACACCGCCGACGGATAGGCCTTGCGGCGAGCGGCAGGAATCTCTACGTCACAGTCGGCACAGAACTCAGCGCCCTGCCCCTGCAGCCTGGCCTGTACCATCGCCACGCCACCGATACGATCCGCTTCCTCTAGGCCAGAGGCGCGGTCTGTTACATCGGGGGCTGTGCGGGCCTGGTGGAAGGCTTCGGCCATTTCCATCAACGTACTCATATCGTGCACCCAGGATGTAGGCGGCGCTTTGCTTCGATGTACGCTGCTGCCGCAAGCTCTGGCGACTCATGCCGCCCTAGGAAAACCTTCTCGCCGTTTACGGTTATCTGGGCTATCCACTTCCCATCCCAGCGATCCACGGACACGCCTAGATAGCCCGACTTGTTCTTTACTCCGGGCCGGCGAATGTTTTGCATGTTGGTACTACGGTCTGCCTCCCGTAGATTTGCGAATCTGTTGTCGTCCCGAACCCCATTGATGTGGTCAATATCAAGAGCTGGCATCCGGCCCGTCATGTAGAGCCAGGCAAGGCGATGGGCACGGTATGTTTTCTGCTTGAATCCAATATCGATGTACCCAGTGGTCGCTCTCGTTCCCGCAACAGATCCCGCGCGCACGATCCTCGCCGGGCTTATCAGCCAAGTGAAAACACCGGTTTCAGGGTCATAGCTGAGTGCCTCTACAAGCTGCTCGTAGGTGATGTAGTCAGACATGGCGCACCTCCAAGCCGAGCAGCGGACGGGCTTGGTTAACAACGTCATTCCACAACGCATAGCTGCGGATCGGGCCGCGCCCACTGTTTTGCAGGTCGACTAGACGCATCAGTAGTTCGCGCATCTGGTCGCGCTGCTCAAGGAACAGCATCATCCCGGCGTCCGCATCCTTCAGCGCTTCTTTCAGGCGATCACGCTCTGCGCACAGCCGGCGTAGCTCTTTGCTGTCTCGTTCGTGCTGATTCATTTGCTCGCTCCTACGCCGCGCTGGGTGCTTCCGTCAGCACAGACGACGCGATGGTCATTGCCGATCGAGTTGATGTGATTCATGCCGTCTCCTTCAGGTCAGGACGCTGCTCGACTTGGCCGGAGTAGTTCACCCACTGGCGCGGCTTGCTTTCGGCGCGTTCGAGGTATTGAGCGGAGGCTTGATCGAACCAGAGCGGGATCTTTCCTTCCTCGCCGGTGAGCCGCTGCTTGCTGATGATCATGTGCACATCGGATTGGCTCTCGAAGACAGCGGCGTCTTCCCCGCCCTGCTTCATGGCCTCTTCCTTCTTCTTGTTGCGCCAGACCGTAATCACGTTGTCTGCCAGGTCGGTGAGGATGGCGCCGCCGCGAACGTCAAGCTTTCCGGGCGCCTTCGACTCGTCTTCCGCCTTGCGCGGGTGGGCGACCAGATGCACATGCACGCCCATCTCGTGAGCGAAGCCGACCAGCGCCTCCATGGCCTGCTTCTGGCCGTTGTAGTCGTCCTCAGCCATACCCAGCTTGGCCAGGCTGTCCACGATGAAGTGCGTCACACCATAGCGGCGGGCGGCATAGCGGAAGGTTTCGAGCATCTCGCTCGTCTTGGCCGAGCCTACTTGGTTGTAAATCCAGAGCTTGCCGGCCAGCGATTCGAGGATGGCATTGATGTAGCCGCGGGTCGGGTAGCACAGGCCTGACGCCTGGCGAACCATCCGCTGCAGGGTCCGGCGAGCTGGCATCTCCATCGAGGCGATGCAGAACTTTTCGCCCTTGCGCATCCCGTGGTAGGCCAGATAGTTCAGGAGCTGCGACTTGCCGTGACCTGACCAGCCGGTCCAGACGCTAAGCTCGGAGGAGCGGAAGCGAATCACGTCGCGAGCCTTATCCCACGGCACTTCCATGCCGCTGACGGTCGGGTTGCGCTCGAAGAACTCAGCGCACACCTCGTCGGCAAAGTCGAGCACGCCGGCCAGCTTGTCCGGGTCAAGGTTCTTCGCCTTGGCGTAGCACTCCTCGATGTCGTCTTCGGTCAACATCAGCGTGTCGAGCGCGTAGTTGAAGTCTTTGCAGCCGAGGCTGACCAGACGGCAACGCTCACGCCCGAGGCGCTTGATGATCTCCTCAGTGGCCTTCTGGCCTTCCTCGTCAGCGTCAAGGCACAGGTAGATCGTGTCGAAGCGCTCCAGATTGGAGTACTCGTGCTCGATCCAGGCCTGCTTGTTGCCGCTGCCGCCGCCGAACGGGACCGAAAGCGCCGGCTTGCCGTACTGCCAGGCGGTCATGGCGTCGATTTCGCCTTCCACGATGGTGACTTCGCGGGCGTCGGCGGGAATGGTCTGCCAGCCGAACAGGCACGGCTCGGTGCCGGGCGACGTACGAATGCCGGTCTTCTTGCCGTTCTCGTCGCGGTCAATGCCGATGGTCTTCCAGTGCACCAGGCCACCGTCGCGCAGGTACGGGAAAACGATCAGCCGGCCCTGCTCAGCGATCTTGAACTTGGCGATGGTCTCAGCGTTCAGACCGCGGCCCTTCAGGTAGGCCATGACCGGGCTATCGGCTTTCGGCGTGGCACACTTCGGGCGATCCGGCCGGGCGAACTCCTTGACCTTGGGCGATTCCAGCTTCGGCTCGTGAACGCCCAGGTAGCTCTTGGCCTCGCTCAGCGCGGTCCGCATGTCGCAACCGCGAGTGGCGCGCCACAGGTCCAGCAGGTCACCCGTCTCTCCGGTTGAGAAATCGCACCAGACGCCGGCTTTCTCGCCCTTCAGGTGAACGCCGAGGCTCTGCCCCTTCTCGCCATTGGTGCTACCAACACGCCACTCGGAGCCTTCGCGCTTACCGGCCGGCAGCAGGTAGTGGCACACGTCGTTGACGCGATCAGCCAGGCGGCTTGCGATCTCGGAGGGAGTCATGCCATCCCCCTGGACTTCAGGTAGGACCAGGCGTAGCCGGTGGCTGGATCGTGGGTTTCGGAGTTGCGAACTTCCCAGCGATCCTCGATGGCGTTCCAGTACTCGAAATCGCCCTTGCGGGTCAGCGGCGGGCAGGTACGGGAATCACCCTTCACGACGCCACCGGAGGCAGTGGTGCGCAGCGGGTGAACGTTCGAAGCCAGCGCCTCGCGCCAGTGTTCGTCCGGCCCGAGGAAGGTGGCGGCCTGCTTCACGAACGACGTGCCGACGTTACCTTTGGCCTGCATCTGGTCGGCGTAACGCTTGGCCGACAGGATCAGGTCTTCCGCCTTCACGCCAGAGCGGAGGCGAGCATTCCAGGCCTTGAAGGCGCCCTTCTTGGAATTGCCGCCTTCACGCTTCGGATACTCAGCCCAGAACGCTTCGAACTCAACCGAGTAGGCGCTCGTGTCATCGGCAGATGGCACAAGAGCTTTTTGCTCTTGCTCTTCTTGGTTACTGGTTAGTGGTTCTTGGTTAGTGGTTAGGTGGCCATTCGTGCACGTTTCGTGCTCGTCTGGTGCACGCTTCGCTCTGCGCTTCGCCTCACGATCCAGAGCTATCTGCTTGTTTTTCTCAGACTTTTCATGGAACGACTCAATTTCATCAGCGATTCGCTGTTGGGTGTAATGCTCGCCTTCCATGGTGAAAAATTTCGTCAAAACGAACTTCACTGCTGCGACTTCTTCATCGCTGCGAGCCCAGCACCAGTCGATAGCTTCATCCATTGTCGGGAAGCGTTCACGGTCGTAGCACGCATCCATCAGAAGCGTGTACGCACCGTGCTCAAGCATGGAGAGGCGCCCTGCCTTCTTGTGGTAGTCACCGATGTTGCGCTTGAAGTAATGCATTACCGGCACTCCTCTTTCACGACAGGAGTGCGATCACGGCGAGCGATCTGCAGATGGGCGCAAAACACTTCAAGCTGATCGCAGGTGATGCGCAGGTTTTGGATGGACTGCTGGCCGCTCTGCGAGATGACCAGCTCGTCACCTTCAAGAACGATCAGATAGGAATTGCACTTGATTGGTTGGTTTGTCATAATTGACTCCAGTTTTAGCGCTGTTGAAGAAGCCACCCTTGCCCGGTGGCTTTTTTGTTTCCGCTTGATGGGTACTGGATAAATCCTCACCCTCTCCGCTTCGCTTACCTGTCCGATCCGCTGGCCCTAAGATGGGAACCATGGAAACCACTGACAGGGATGTCTCAATGCAAACGCACAAGAACCAAGGATTAAGCTGCAGCCTTCCGCATAGCGGAGCGGCGAGCCTTCTTGTGCATCTCCTCGATGCACTTCCCGAGTTCGTAGCGAACAGCGGTACCGTTGATGGCACGGCTGATGTTCGGCTGGCTGGTCCCGCACTTCTCTGCGATTTCGCGCTGCGAGAAACCGAAGGCCTCCAGGTCGCGCAGCATTTCTTGGATGGTCATTCTCATAGCACCAATCAGGTTATGTATGAGCGATGATACGCTTTCGCATGGCGGCAAGCAATACAATCTCGATATACAAAAAGGTATCGAGGAAGACATGACTATTGCGGCCAGACTGGGCGAGTTGATGAAGGTCAAGGGATGGTCGGAAGGTGAACTTTCGAGGCGATCAACGGTCCCGCAGCCGACCATTAATCGGATACTATCCGGGGAAAGCGATAGCCCACGGAAATCCACCGTCAGTAAGCTGGCGCGCCCGCTGGGCGTATCACCGGAGTGGCTATTATTTGGAAGCGGTAGTGCCAACGTCGGCGCAACCGACCAGCCACACCGGGAAGAGAGGCAGTATCCCTTGATTAGTTGGGTAGCAGCGGGAGCGCTTGCAGAGTCGTGCGATAACTTCCAGCCTGGACAGGCCGAGGAGTTCATTGAATCGAACGAGAACGCCGGGCGATATGGTTATTGGCTGGAGGTCAAAGGCCTTTCAATGGTTTCGCCTAGCGAAGGCCCGAGCTTTATGCCGAAGATGAGGATCTTGGTTCAGCCTGAAGGCTTCGATGTTGTCAGTGGCAAGTTCTATATCGCCAAGATGCTGGACACTGGCGAGACGACATTCAAGCGCTACGTCAGGGATGCAGGAGTTGAGTACCTGGAGCCGTTGAACCCAAGCTTTGGCACTATTCGGATGAGTGACAGCATCGTCCTGATCGGCCGCGTGATTGATGCGAAGTTACCGAAATCCATGTTCTGACCATTCAAACGTAATACGAAGAGCCCGCCACTGAGCGGGCTTTTTCATGCCCGGAATAAAAATCATGCAAAAACGTATTGACGGAACCCATACGCTATCGTATCGTTCACCCATCGAAGCGAAACACAGCGACGACAGGCCGAGAGGCCTCGGGGCAACCCGAAAGCTCTTTAGTGGCACGCAACACGACAGGCAGCGATGAGTCGGCCTTAACGACTCAGAGGGTTGGCAACTGACCCAGGTGTGCAGCGTAAAGCACCAAAAACAGTTTTCCGGTGGGCAGGGTCCGCGACCGGATGGAAAGACTTTAGAGATTACCCGGCCGCCACAGTGGCCGGGATGCTCTCCAGGGAGCCTTCACAGAGGGCTTCGCGGAAAGCAGCAAGACCCAAAGCAAGGAGAACCACGATGGACACAATCCAAATTGATGGTTGGCAAGGACGCCTCGGCGAAGGCCTGGCACCACGCCAGCTGCTGGCCGTTCTCTGGGCAGCAACAGACAAGACGGCAAAGGAAATCGCACGGCTGATGGAGTGCAGCCACTACACCGTCAAGCAGCAGCTCGACGACGCTCGTTTCAAGCTTGGCAACCAGCGCACCACTCGCGGCCTCTGCCTTGAAGCCATGCGCCGGGGAATCATCGCCCCGCTCGTGCTGGCGTTATTCGTAGGCGGAGAGCACGCACAGGTGCGCCCGATACGTCGCCCAGACGCGCCCAGGACGCAGCTAGTAGTCAGAGCTCAGCGACTGGATGATGCGCAGTTGGCCGCATAGCGCGCAACGGAGAACGAACCGTCAAGGAATCCTTGGTAGTTCAAACGGAACATTCACTTCTGGCCATTCGCAAGAGTGGCCAGCGGGAAGACAACCGAACGGAGCAACACCATGAAAGACAACGCACTGCTGGTCCTCTTCTTCATCGTGATGATGATTACCGGGCCGGCCGCCTGGATCACCCACCTGATCCGCTGCTTCACCGAAGAGCAATGGGGCTTCCTGATTGGCGGAGCCATCTTCTTCCCGGTCGCCATCGTTCACGGCATCGGCATCTGGTTCGGCGCCTGGTAACCACCCCACCCCCGCAGCTTGGCTACAGGCTGCAGCGGGCACCCATAAGCACATAGGAGGATGAGATGAGCGAATGGATAAGCGTTGATGAGCGGCACCCGACCGAGATGACAGTGGTTCTAGTGACTGACGGAAATCATGTCGTTCCCGGTTATCACTCAACGAACGGGGATGAGGTTTGCTATACGGCTGACGGGTACGAAAGCTTCCTGCTGAAGGGAGAAATAACCCACTGGCAGCCACTCCCCTCACCCCCGATCACCCAATGCTAACCCTACCCCAAACCCTCCTCCTCATCTGCGTACTAGCTGCGCTGTGGGGGTGGGAGTGGTGGAGAGAGAAAGGAGAGAAGTGATGGACAGAGATTACTGCGAGATGGCTGCCAACGGGATGATTCACGCAGTTCAAGAACAGTTTCAGCATGTCGCCGCTTGCATGACTGACTACAGCGTTTTGTACAGGCCAGCACTGAGCATAGACGGCAACAAGTGGTGCGCGCTGTATGGCGACAACCTGCAAGACGGAGTTGCCGGATTTGGCGATTCGCCAGCCGAGGCAATGCAGGATTTCAATCGCGAGTTCATAAAGCGGCTCCCTAGCAAATAACCCCATCCTGAGCCAGCCAGACCAGACCCTAACGGGCCTGTAATAACCGGACGGCGCCCGGTGCTGGTAGCGCCACAGACTCAGCTGGAGCCGATCCGGCGTCACGGAAGACAACTCCTGCCTAGCGCCTGCCGGGAATCGGTAGCAGGCCGAATGGCTCACGTAACGAGCCTGCATCGGGGAGCGGCCTGAAAGCATCTAGGAGATGCTAGCAAAAGGGGCGCAGGGGAAATTCTAGATACCGATCCTGCGTGAGATATGCGACTGGTGTAACCAGTGAGAGGCGGTTCAAGTCCGCACAGGCCGCTCCCCGATGCATCGCATCACCCCTTCCACCGCCCATCCGGGCAACCGAGGTATCCACCATGAAGCACTACGGACCCACAGGGCGCCGCGAACAGCCGTGCCCGGATGACAGCGAATCGCTCGAAGACGCGATCAACGAGCAGCTGAAAGACCACGACGAAGCAACCGTCTCCGCCTTCATCGACTACTGCGATGACCGGATAGACGAATTCCTCGAACACGAGGCCAACAGGCGCCGCGAACACGCCGAAGAGATTAAGCGGGAGGCAGCATGAGTTTCGCAGAGAGCAAGGCAGCCGAGCTTATCCAGCGTGAGATCGACCGCATGCCGGCCTCGCACTTCCCCCGGCCCGACGAAAGCTACGCCGTCGGCATGATCGAGATGGCCTACGCCACTGGCTTGATAAGCCACGAACAGTACCGCGCATTCAGCGCACAGATTAACCAGCTGGCCGATCAGCGCTGGCAAGAGATTAGAGGAGTGGCGGCATGAGCACGAATCGCTACATCGACAAGCTCAAGGCGCGACTGGCAAAGGAAGCCGACCAGCGCATGCAGCTGCAGGCCCTTCTGGACGATCAAGTCGCTCGGAATCGCGCCCTTCTCGCTGAGCGGGATGCGCTGCAAGCCTTCGCAAACGAGATTGTCTCCGGCGCCTTTGAGGGTGGCTCATTCGACGGAGGAGACATTCAAGACATGGGCGTTAAGCATGGACTGCTGCGGATAGAGCAGCGCGATGACGAGTGCGGCGAGGCCTGTGCGTGCCGCGAGTATGGATTCCCATCTGAGTGCTACCGGAAAACCGAACTGCTTGGATTCGCCGCCCTGCAAGGAGAGCAACCATGAGTAAGGACGTTTTCAACAAGGGGCCGGTGATCCTTGAGGTTCTTCGCCTTGAAGGTGGCGAGGATCCATTCATATGCGCAATCAACGGGCGCATAGCGCTTGATCCTCTCTGCGAAATTGAGGAACAGCTCAGGGATGAAGAAGAGTTCAGCCACGGCGAAGGCCTGTACCTGTACGAGGCCCGTTACTACTCCGGGCAGTTCGGCGAATACGGCATGTGCGAAATCGCGCCTGGATGGGAGCTGACTCTGCTTGAGCACAACGCTGACTGGATGACGCCAGTTGAAGGAGCCCAGCCATGACCGCGTACGTCCTCAAGGAGCTGGCCGGCGCCATAGGCATCACCGTAGCCGCTGCATTCATCGGGGCGCTGTGCCACGTGGCGCTATTGGGGGGTGTGTGATGGATGACAGGGAATTGTTGGAACTGGCGGCTAAGGCGGCTGGAATCGTCGTTCAGTGGAAAGAGGATGGCCGCAGCTTCCAAGTTGTGCGAGGACTTCCGTTCACCTGGAACCCGCTCGGAGACGACGGCGATGCGTTCCGGCTAGCGGTGAAGCTGAAGCTAATCATTGGCAGTCACGGCGGTGGCGGTGAAGTTTGGTTCGACGATCAAAAAGGCTGCGAGGGCCATATCGAACAGGACTATGGCGCAGACGGATCGCTCTCTGAACTCGAAGCTATGCGCCTTGCGATTGTCCGCGCCGCCGCCGAGATCGGGAGGGCAATGTGATGGCCAGCCAAAGACAACGATCCCTGCGCTACGCATGGTGGCGGGGCTTCGCAGTGACCCTTGCACTACTCACCGGCTGGGCTCTCGCTCACGGCCTTGCAGATCGAATCACCAACGGGGCTCCGTTATGAGAACAGAAGCCATCGACTACGACGACACCCCCACAGGCCACTCATTCGCAGCGGCGTGGTGGACCCTTGCCGGGTTCGGCGTGCTGGCTGGCGTGCTGCTGATCGGCCTTGCTGGCGAGGCGGCGATCTACAACCTTTTCGGAGCACGAGCATGAACGCTCCAGTCGAGGCGATCACGCCAGGCTACTACCGCGACCTCAGCAACGAGGCCTACCACGGCGGGCCAGGCGTCTCGAAGTCGCAGCTTGACCTGATCCACAAGAGCCCAGCTCTGTACCAATGGAGCAAGGCCGCTCCGGAGGATGAGGAGAAGAAGTCAGCGCTAAACATCGGCGACGCAGTGCACGCCATCCTGCTTGAGCCGCACCGGTTCGCGGAGCAGTACGCCATCGGGCCGGCCGACGCGCCGCGCAACACCAAGGCCGGCAAAGAAAAATGGGAGGAGTTCGAGGCCGGGCTGAATGGCCAGACTGTCCTCACCGCCGACGAAGGCCGGAAGGTGATGCTGATCCGCGAGAGCGTGATGGCCCATCCGCACGCACGCTGGCTGATTGAGGCCGAAGGCGATGCAGAGGCCAGCATCTACTGGAAAGAGCAGTCGACGGGCCTCCTGGCGCGCTGCCGGCCGGACAAGACGATCACCTCGCTCGGCTGGATAGCCGACGTGAAGACGACTGGCGACATGGAGAAGTTCGCCCGCTCCGTCTACGAGTACCGCTATCACGTGCAGGACCCGTTCTACTGCGACGGCTACGCAGCGCACTTCGGCGAGCAGCCGGCCGCGTTCGTGTTCCTGGTCGTTAGCACAAGCATCGAGTGCGGCAAGTACCCGGTGCGCCTTTTCACGCTCGACCACGAAGCCAAGTCTATCGGTCGAGACACATACCTTGAGGACATGGCCACCTACGCCGACTGCATCCGCACCGGTGAATGGTCTGGCGTGGAAACCCTCTCGCTGCCCTACTGGGCCAAGGATCGAAGATGAGCACTGAGAACGTCGCACCCTTCTCGCAGAAGGACATGCAGCAAGCCACCGGCCAGCAGGTCAAGCCACGCAGCCCAGCCGACAGCCTGGCAGCAATGCTTGCCAGCCCGAAGATGAAAGCGCAGTTCGCTGCGGCGCTGCCCAAGCACATGACGGCCGAGCGGATGGCCCGAATCGTCACTACCGAGATCCGTAAGACCCCGGCGCTGGTCAAGTGCGATCAGCACAGCTTCCTCGGCTCTGTCATCCAATGCGCCCAGCTGGGCCTTGAGCCGGGCAACTCTCTTGGGCACGCCTACCTGCTGCCGTACGGGAACCAGGTGCAGCTGATCATCGGCTATCGCGGAATGATCGACCTGGCCCGCCGATCCGGGCAGATCGTGAGCCTGTCGGCGCGCACCGTGCGCGAACACGACGAGTTCGATTATCAGCTTGGCCTGCACGAAGACCTGACGCACAAGCCGTTCGAAGGCGAGCACGCCGGCGAGATCACCCACGTCTATGCGGTTGCGAGGCTGCAGGGCGGCGGCGTCCAGTTCGAGGTTATGAGCAAAGCCCAAGTCGAGGCAGTCCGCGCACAAAGCAAGGCCGGAAAGTCTGGCCCATGGGTCAGCCACTGGGAGGAAATGGCGAAGAAGACGGTCATCCGCCGCCTCTTCAAGTACCTGCCAGTGTCGGTCGAGATTCAGCGCGCCGTCACCCTGGACGAGGCCGCAGAGGCCGGACTGCCACAGGGTAACGAGTACGTGTTCGATGGAGATTTTGAAGTGGTCAATGACGCAAGCGGAGAGCAGCAATAATGGCAAAACACAAATACGACGTGGTAGCCACGGTCGGAAAGTACGAGAAGAACGGCGAGACCAAGTACATCAGCCGGAAGGTCGGCGCGGTCATCCAGACCGACAAGGGCTTCCGCATGAAGATGGACGCCTTCTTCAATCCGGCCGGCTGCAAGGTCGACGAAGACGGCTCAATCTGGCTTGCCCTTTTTGAGCCGCGCGACGATCAACAACAGCCGCACCCACAAGCGCAGGCGGCGCGCCAACCAGCACCCCGCCAGCCTGAGCCTGATCTGGAATCAGATATCCCGTTCTGACCCACCCAGGGCGCCCAGCGCGCCCTCCTCCCGGTACATCCCATGACATTTTGCAACCTAACCCCAGCGGGCCGGGCGGCTGATGCTGCCTGGCTTTCAAGACTCGTCGCCGAATCAGGCGTACCCATCCAGCAGGTCGAAGGCTTCCGCGAAGTGAAGCCGATTGAGCGCAAACGCTGGCACGACCCGACGACCGTACTCAAGCGCCGCCGCGATCCGAAGCGTGAGTTGGCGGCATTCGCCCGTCGGGCACTGGAGCAGATGGCATGAGATTCCCCGACGTGCTCGACGCCATCCGCCACGCGGCGTACCGGGCGGAAATCACCGGCAGGCCGTGGGGCGTCTACGCGCTTGCCCAATACATCGCGGCGCCGCTCGGTGACCTGAGCGACGCGGCACTGCTGGAGGTGTGCCAGCCATGAGCTGCATCGTGACGCTCTATTCCATCGACAACCGAGTGTCGCGGCCAGTTGTTCGCGGCACTGAGCCCCGGCGCCCTTCCGACTGGAACGCCAGCGCCTGGTTCGTGCTGCCCAACGGCGAGAAGCACACGCACAGCACGAGCGCCCGCAATGAAACAGTCAGCGGCCTCGTCGCCTACATGGGCGCCCTGATCGACAGCCTGATAGCTGACCACGGCAACCAGGTATCTAGCGCCGGATGGACGGCCACAACGCACGGAGGGCGAAGGAGATGAGCGAGCTATCCGACACCGCCAAGGCCATCTGCGCCCAGCACTACAACTTCAAGTCCCGCAGCAGCTGCAACGCCTGCCCTCTCCAGCCCGAATGCCACAAGCCGGCCGCCACCCTGACACAGGAGTCGATGGACGAGTGGCGCGGGCGAGTGAACCGGCTGGCCCTTCCCCACGGCGAGGCCGAATGCCTTGCGGTGCAGGAGTCGCTGCCGCTGTGAACGCACCAACCTACTGCAGAACGGACGGCAAGCGGATCGGCCAATGCGCCTGTTTCCGCTGCCGCCCACCGGAGGCCCCATGCGACCCAAGACCCAAATCTGGCTGCACAAGCCGACCAACACCCGCCACTACATCGCCGGAAGTAACGGTGACGCGTTCCTGATGCAGGCGCTGAGCCGTAACCCGCGCTACGCCACCGAGGCGGAACTGAACAACGCTGCCATATGGAGCAAGGTATGAACGACACACTGAAGGTAGCCGGGCGAATCGGCGCTGAGCTGGGGGCTGCGAAGGCGGAACTGGAGAAGCTGCGCGGGTTGTTGCGTGAGGCCATCCATTGCTGCCCAGACGAGCAGCTACGCAACGAGATGAAAGCCGCCCTAGCCGCTAAAGGAGGTGAGTGATGAGCAAGGTAATCATTGATCCGGCGCGGCTGCTGGCACAGATGCGGGAATGCCTGGACTACAACCCAGAGACCGGCGTTTTTACTTGGATCAAGATCAAAGCCCCAAACAGGCGCCCGCTTGGCTCGGTAGCTGGCTCTCTAGACAGCTATGGGTACGTCAATATAGGGATTGGCGGCAGGCGATATTTGGCGCACCGACTCGCGTGGCTCTACATGACAGGAAATTGGCCTAAAGAAGAGATAGATCACCGAAACCGAGCAAGGAATGACAACAGGTGGGAAAACCTCAGGCTCAGTCACCACGGGCAAAACCAGATGAACTCCGCTGTGTCGCGGAATAACAAGCTAGGCGTTAGGTGTGTTTATCAAATGGCCAACGGCAGCTTCAAGGCTTCCGTAAAGGCGCATGGAAAAAACTACCAGAAGACCTTCATGACACTGAATGAGGCCGCTGATTACGCGGACACGCTCCGTGAACGACTGCACGGGGAATTCTACAGTGGCGAAGCCGAACTGCCTGCGAAGGAGTCAATCCATGAATAAAACCCGCGAGCAATGGGCGGGCATCGACCAGCAGGCAGAGCCCACCGACACCTACACCGCCGTCGACATGGCCACAGCCGCAGCGCAGGGGTTCAGGGATGGTCAGGCGGCAGTAGAGCAAGCAGCGGCGCAGGATGAGCAGCCAATCGAATACTGGGTGCTGTTCGATGCGACAGGCCCGGTGCCATTCATCAAGAAAGACATGAGCGACGGCACGTTAGCTTTTTATGAGAGTGAACAGGAGGCCAAGCGCGCTAAGCGAAGCCATCCAGGCACCGACTACAAGCGCGTGGAGTATTACCGCGCCCGCCCCGCGCAGACCGAGCAGCAGCCGGTGGCCCACGTAACTGGTGCAGGATACAGCGGCATAGACACTGCAAATCCGAAGACGGAATGGATGGAAATCAGCGTCCTATCCATGCCGCTCCAAGGAAAAATCCCATTAGGCGCAAAGCTCTACCTGTCCCCTGTCGTGCAGACCGAGCTGGTGGAGGCGCTGGAAGGCGTAACCGAAGGCGCAGAGATGTTGCAAAGCCTGATCGACAACATCGAGGCCAAGGGCAACTACAGTGCCGAGTCCACATTGCTATTCCTAAATCAGGCGCTCGGCTGCATCCGCGCCGCCCTGGCCGCTCAAGGTGCCGACAAATGACCATAGCCGACGAATACTACGCCGACGCAGGTGAGACAGTAGGTCAGGCCGTCAAGCGCCTGCACGCGGACGGGTTCAGCATCGAGCGCGCGTCACGGCTTATCGGCTACGCAACGTCGAGCGATCTGCGCAAGTGGCTGGATCGACGCGGGCTGGAATGCCCGTGGCCAAAGTCGCACGCCGGCCGAGGTCACCCGCCAATCAAGATCGACGAAAAGGCGCTTGAGCAGTACGTCGAATTGCGACTTGCAGGGCGCACCGCTACGGAGGCTAGCGCGGCGGTAGGCCACACGCCGACGCAGATGCAGAGCGCTATCTATTCGCGGCGCCCAGACCTTCGCCTTGCTGTTGGCGGACGTCGTGCGCGGCTTCAAACAGGAAACCAGGCGCGCCACCGGGCGCAAGGGGAAAAGGGATGAGCAAGGTATTGGTTGAGCGGGAGTTGCTGGAGCGTATCGCGCATGACGATGAAGGCATTGCGAGCCTCGCAGACTTCGAAGAACTCAAGCGCGTACTGACCCAGCCCGCAGAGGCGGAAGGGGTTGAGGTAGCGGCAAAGTGCGTGAACCGAAAAGGGCTTAGGCACAACGCCATGCTTAGCGATTACGGGCTCACCCTGCAGCATGGCGAGCCGCTAGTCCGCCAGTCAGACCACCTCGCCGCCCTTTCCGCCGTGACCGCCGAGCGGGATAGGCTGCAGGAGGAAATGGCAGAACTGTGGAAGCGGATCGACAAGTTCCAAAGCCAGTCGCACGGCATCACTGCGCTAGCCGAGAACGAACGACTCCGCGCCGAGGCCGAAGCACTGCGTGTCGCACTACTCGGCATTGCCTCAGTGAACCCAGCAGAGCGCGGCATTGATTGGGCGAAAGCATATGCAAGCGACGGACTAAGTGGCACTGGAAGCGAGCTATATATCCGCTGGCTTGAGACGTTCAAAGAGGCCGAGGCGGTGCGTAAGGATGCGGAGCGGTATCGGTGGCTGCGTGGGCGATTGCCAGGCTCCGCATATCGCATTGCCGGAGTTATTTACAGCGAAGGCGGCGATGGCGTGGACGCAGCGGTAGACGCCGCCATGTCTGCGAAGGAGGCGTGAATGGATATTGACCAAGTCTTCTACTGGTGTGGTGCGGTGATCGTGACATCGGTGACGGTTATCTTCACGGCTTCGTTGGCGCTGTTTGCCGGCTGGCTTGTGAAGAAGGCCTGCAATTACTGGTGGGAGAGAACTCTTACGATCTATCGCCTTGAGTCACTCCGGCATTACTTCCAGATCATGGTCGAGAACGGCCGAACCGGCCTGCTGAAAGAGGTCGAGCAGTCAGCGATGGAAGCCAAGGCTCGACGCGAGACCCCCTGACCCCAAGTCAGGTAATCACCCCGCATCACCCCCAATCTATAACAGCCTGCCGGCGAGAGTCGGCGGGGAGGTAGAGATATGTCCGAACCAACAAGATCTCCGCTTTGCTGGCCTGCGTGGTTCCCGCGCACGCAAGCAAGCAATCGAAAGGAAGGTCGGTTTTCCACACAGGGAGATCGCGGCGCAAGACAGATAACGCTCCATCAGGCTTGCCGCCGCGTTACTGACGAACTGAGCAGGTTCACCCGAACGGGGCATGCGTGGCGCTGCGATCCGAGCGAAGTGATCATCAGCACTGACCTGCAACTTCGCCAAGATGGGCTGCCCCGCTCCGGCCAGCGTACTCCTGAAGATCCTGGCGCCGCAGTGTATTTCACGCTCGACGGCAAGCAGCGCTGCGTCCCATGCGACATGTATCTGCGCATTGAGGACAACATCGCGGCAATCGCAGCAACCATCCAGTCATTGCGCACCATCGAACGTCACGGTAGCCAGATGTTCGAGGCGGCTTTCACCGGGTTTGACGCACTGCCTGCGCCAGATCAGACGGCGGGGCGCTCATGGCGTGACGTGCTGGATTACTACGGAAACGACTTGGACGAGGCAAGGCATCAATACCTTCGCGCCCGCAAGGCTGCCCATCCAGACCACGGCGGAGCGCCTGGCCAACTGAACGAAGTACAGGCCGCATGGGAGCAGGCTCAGAACGAATTGAGCCGAAAAGCGTAGGCCTAACCCCACACGCAGCAGGAGATAGACATGCCCGAACTAATCAAGCGGTTCGCCAAGAACACGGCGGGCCGGGACTTTGCCGTGGGCGACATTCACGGATGCTTCACGAAGCTGCAGCAGGCGCTGGACGGGATTGGCTTTGATCCTGCAGTCGATCGGCTGTTCTCGGTTGGCGATCTGGTCGACCGCGGGCCGGAATGTAAGATGGCGCTGGAGTGGCTGGCCAAGCCCTGGTTCCACCCGGTGCGCGGCAACCACGACGACTACGTGTGCCGGTACGACAGCTGCGAGCTGGGCAACTGGCTCGTCAATGGCGGGGGCTGGTTCCTATCGCTCAACAGCGACGAGCAGGCAGAGTTCGCCGTCCAGTTCCGCGAGTTGCCGATCGCCATTGAACTGGAGACGGACGCCGGACTGGTTTGCATCGTGCACGCAGACTGCCCTTTCCCGACATGGGCGCAGACGGTCGCCGAGCTGACAGCGCCGGAATCACCGAAGCGCCTGAAGCTGGTCAAGAACAGCTGTATGTGGTCGCGCACTCGAATCGAGATGGTCGACACCAGCGGAATACCGGACCTGCTCGCGCTCGTGGTTGGCCATACGCCGCTGCGCTCGCCGGCAATCCTCGGCAACGTCGTTCACATCGACACGGTTGGCTGGCGTGATGGAGGCTATTTCACGCTGATGGACTTGAGCACGCTGCCTGCGGTTATCGAAGCAGCCGGCGTAACGGTGAGGAGGTGAGGGATGAAATTGAGCCTTGAGAAATGGGCGGAAGCGAACTTCGATCCGGTGCCTACGCTCAACACGCTACGACGTTGGGCGCGGGAGGCGAAGATTTTCCCGGCCCCAGTAAAGCACGGGCGCAGCTATTATGTTGAGCCAGACGCACAGTACATCGAGCCAGGCACGCTTGCCGGGCGCATCGCGAGGGATCGACATGGCGCCAAGGCCGCGTAAGACCGGTTCGAAAGACCTGCCGCCGAACCTGTACCGCAAGACGGATAGCAGGAACGGCGTCACCTATTACAGCTATCGCGACCCGTCGTCAGGGAAGTGGTACGGGCTTGGTGCGGACAAGGCACAGGCCGTACGGGAGGCTGTGCACGCCAACCATGCCGGTGCGAAGATGCAGCCGGCCCTGGTTGAGCGTATAGCAGCCGCGCCGGCCCGCAGGCTCTCGGAATGGATCGACGAGTACCGCAAGCTCTACGCAGAGCGCGACGTGTCCGACCGAAGCAAGGAAACCGTGCGCATGAGGCTGAACCGTCTCAGCGAAGCGCTGGGGCACCTCGACACGGCAAGCATCGGGACGTTTGAGATTGCCGCATACCTGAAGACCTTCACGGATGAGGGCAAGGCGCAGATGGCGCGAGCCATGCGCTCATTGCTGAGCGACCTGATGCGCGAGGCGATAGCGGCGGGATGGCGTAAGGACAACCCGGTCGAAGTGACGCGGGCCGCGAAAGTGAAGGTCAAGCGCGAACGGCTAACCCTGGAGCTATGGAAGGCGATCTACGCGGAGGCCAAGCAGCCATGGCTGAAGCGGGCAATGGAGCTTGCAGTGCTGACCGGCCAGCGGCGGGATGATATCGCCGCGATGCTGTTCAAGGATGTGTACGACGAGCATCTGCACATCATTCAGGCGAAGACCGGCGCCAGGCTGCGGATCAGCACGAAGCTGCGCCTGGAATCGCTCGGGCTCGAGCTGGGCGAGGTGGTTAAAGCTTGTCGTGATGCGGTAGTGTCCAAACATCTCGTGCATCACAGTCGCACCGTGAGTCGCGCGACGCCGGGAATGCCGATCATGCTGGACACGCTGACCAGCGCATTTGCAGCAGCGCGGGACCGCACCGGCATAGAGTTCGGAGCGAGCCCGCCGACCTTCCACGAGATGCGTTCGCTGGCGGCACGCCTGCACGCAGCTGAGGGACGAGATCCGCAATTGCTGCTCGGCCACAAGTCGGCAGCGATGACCGCGCTCTACCGTGACAGCCGGGGCGCCGAGTGGATCGACGTGGCATAATCTAAACAGGAGACAAAATGGCTCGCCCAAGAATTCATGATCTGCCAACCAACCTATACGTTTCGAAAGGCGCTTACCGATACAAACTCTCTACCGGCCGAGAGGTTTACTTGGGGGCCGATAAAGAGCGCGCACTCCGTTACGCAGAGGCCGCCAATAAGAATCGGGTAGGCATCGTTACGCAGCTACACAAGCGAGCCATGAAGCTGATCGAGTCTCTGCCTGATGAGCAAGAGATTATCGCCATGTCCCAGCGGTTCGCCATCCAGTGCGGTATTTACTTTTTGATCCATAAAGGGTCTGTCGTTTACGTTGGACAGTCGGAAAACTGTCATGCACGTATTGGCGACCACACCCGCGGCGAGTATTCAAAGATGTTTGATTCCTATCATGTGATCGAATGCCACAAATCCAACCTTCACAAAATGGAAGCCCTTTTTATTGCGAAGCTGAACCCGCGATTGAATATATCCAAGGGCGCTACGGACATCAGGTTCACGCGTGCTGAGATTGGTTAG